TTGCATCCGTGATAATTTTAGAGAACTTGGGAATACGAAGTGCCTCAACACCAGCCTCTGGACTTGCCTTCATCTGATAAGATGGGTCACCCGCTGCCACTCGTAGAGTCTCTAGTGAGATGGATGGAAAGAGTTGGTTGTTGATTTGCACTACGAGAGGAAGTCTACGAAGGACACCATCTGCTTCTGGTGGACTACTCATCATACCCACACCAGCTGCATCTTGGCCAATCTCTTTCACCGGTCCAACAGCAGAATTGTATTCGTAAATCCAGTTTGCCCAAGGTGGATCTTCTCCATTGCCACCAATGACTGCAACACCACGAGGAACTGGATTACCCTTTGCCTCGTTGGCTGGAATCTGACCGATAATTACAGGGAGTTGCGCAAGTAATTGACCAAACTCTGCATCCTTACCACCACGATCTGGTTGTGAGAATAGAATAGGCATTACAACTACACCAGCACCAGCTTGAAAGAGTTTAATCAACTCCTCCTGCATAATCTCTCTTGGCCATGGCCACTGACCATTCTTATCCATCGTCTTGTTGTCAATCTCGACGGTAACGATGTCTTCCAAGATAACGGTTTCTAGATTTTGCTGGTGAACGTCTAGTGCTTTCATGCGAAACGCTTCTAGTATCCACGGATCAGTATATCGAATACCGAGGACAACTAGAAGCGCCGCAATTGCTACAATCCACTTTTTCATGACGAACTACCTTATTAGAATTTGATATTACCTCTGAGCATAATTTTATTTATATCAAGCTCATCATGCTGTGAACGGCTGGCAATAATACCAACTGTACCACGCTCATGAACGTCATAGGAAATACCAGCATCTGCTGTTAACCATTTATCGGTTGTATAACCAACCTGACCAAACAGATCAAAATTTGAAATATCGAAGTTGACACGAACACCACCTTCGGCATACTTGTCAATGTCTCTCTTTTTGGCAATGGTACGAGCACTCAAAATGTAACCTTCTTCGATTACTTCATCACGAGTATATTCACCAATGCTACCACCAATAAACGGTGTGATATTATCGGTGAGTTGATAATATGCTCTCTGATGAATCCAAGCATCAATTCCTTCAGAATCACTGTTGTTTTGCCAAGTATGAATACGACGCTCAACCTCGTACTGATTATAACTGAAGTTCACATCAGTTGTGAAGATTACTTTATCCATTTCAAAAATGCTGGAAATACCAACTCGTGTTTTATTCATCTTATTATTGCTGTCATCATTATCAATTGTGGTTTGGATTCTATCAAAAGAAATACCAACCTTCCAATCATCCTTTAAAGGAGCCATGGCTGTAATACCAGAACCCATGATCTTCGCATCATAATTATTCATGTTAACCATACCATAATTACCATTGATGAAGAACTGTAATTTACCTTGTTCAGATGCATCATCTCGCCATGGATTTGTGACCATACTACGATTAATCCCAGAGCTGAGATTATCCATCACAGTATATTGGTCAACACGAGCAGTAACTTGTGGCAGAGAACTTGTTGTTGTGGTAACATCACCTGTTGTACCATCACTATAAATATCTGCTGTTCCAGTATAAACTGTACGAGCAACTGTCTGAACCTTACCATCATCAGTTACATCATGAGTAGTAAGAGTTGAAGTTGTGGAACCAGTAACAGTTGGACCAGAGGCAGCATCTGTGGCTGAACCAACATCAGTTAATTCACCAGTAAGAATATCTGCACCACCACCAGCACCACCGTCAACAGCATCTGTTGCTGCATCGAATGCACTTGGACCAAAGATATAGGAATAGTTCACAGTTACAATATCACCAGTGCTTACGCCTGTCCATGCCCAAGTCAAACCAATGGTATTATCACCTGTATTTGTCAGGCTACTACCACCATCTACTGTATTTTCAGTGTATCCATCGGCTTCTTCTGACCAACGAGAAATACCAGCATCAACATTTGAGTCAGTTGAATAAAGACCAAGAGCATAACGTGAACTCAAAGCCTCACTGAACACGACATTGCTATCAGGAATAGCGCCATAACCAAGTACGTTGTCAGTAGATGAACTATCACCATCAGCTGCACGAGCATCAGGATCAATGAATCTACCAAAGTATAAAGTGCTTGCATCACTACCAGCAGTAATTGTGCTGGTAATATCAATATATGGAGTGGTAGTTCCGAGAGTATACTGATTTGTAATACTCCAGGTAGAACTATCATGAGTCCAATTACCTGTCCAAGTCAGTGTATTTGTACCATCTGTAAGACCGCCCGTAATGGTGCCCGTAATATCAGTGGTACCAGTATTGTTATTTGTATAGTTTGTTCCGTCGATCTTAACACTGAAACCATCAAATGGAGAACCTGGTGTTAAGTAATCGTAGCTAGTGTTGAAAGTACCAGATCCTGTGCTATCAAATAATAGACCTGGACTGGTGTTTCCGCCGCTGCCGAATGTGCCTGTATTCTTATTGACACCAGCCTTTACATAGTCATTCTCTAGAATGCCCATGCCACTGGTTCCATCAATACTTGAAGTATCAGCCCACGCAGCAGACGACAGAGCGAATACGCCAATGATGGCGCAAAGACTGCGTCTCATTAAATACTTCTCCTTGTTTGCTTACCAAAGTAAACATTAAGCAATCATAGAAAAGTTATATAATAATATGGAATTCAGATCAGTTTGATTCAATCAATCAATATAATGATCGTAACTATTTATTATTGTTGTGTAATGGAAATAGGACAACCAGCTGTGGTAGAACAGGTTCCACTTACTGTGACTGTTTGATCAGTAGTGCTATCCTGTAAAAGATCTAACTCATATGCGCCGCCACCATTTGTGAGATTTATTGTGGCAGTGTGAGAACCCATGTTCTTCTGCATAACATTAACATCGTGGCTGTTACCACTCAGAGTCATGTCCAGGGATTGATCGCCACCGTATTGAGTTACCGATACAATTAAGTTACTACCAGTCAAATCTAAAATAGCACTATCAGCAATTGCTTCAGTTCTGATTGATAATAATAACAGAATCGGAAGCGTTTTCTTGAGTATAGAGAATAACATCACTACCAGCCTGATTGAGTTGCATTTGAGTTTGTGAGTCTTGATCTAATGTAATTGACACCACACGATTATCGAAGTTTCTAAAAATAATCAGTTCCCCGTCATTTACAATTTGAGTATTTCCTTCTTCATACACACCTGGTTGAATAGGATTGGTTGGGAATCTTTCGGTTTCCGAAAATATCTTGGAATTAAGAATATCAAGGACATTTGCAAGCAAGTCAAGATCAAGAAGACTAAAATCTAATCTTGTAAAAACAAGTTCATCTTTATCGAGTTCATTTTCATCCAATAAGTTTACATCAAGCTCGTTGAAATCTAATATATTTTCGTCTGAAACAGTTTCTTCATCTTTTTCTTTTGGCTTGCGGATAATCAGTAAGTTATTAATCTGAGCTTCCGATAAATCTAAAATCACTGGGGGTGTGGGGGCTGACTCTGCTGCACCAACTACGGTTGCTTGATAAGCCTGATTTAAGATTACTTGACCGACCTCAGATTCTACTGAAATTTCACCTACAGTACCATCCATATTTGGTAGGAGGATGACTAGTGACTTTCCAACCTCATCTACCGTCATACTAAATGCCGTACCAAGAACACCAATACGAGCTGTAGGAGTACTAATTGCTACCGCTTGTCTGTTGTTCTTTGCAATTAAACCACTTGCATACTTCACCGTGCCAAGAGTAACCTTCAATCCTAACTTACTTGCTGAAGGTTTACTCGCATCATACACGAAATCATCAATTACTAATTTAGAGTGCTTCTCAATCTTTACCTTTGTTTTATCATCAAATCCAATGCGGACCACACCGTTGCCGGTGCGAACATCATCATTCATTTCAATACCGAGATCTTCCTTGACAGCAATTTTATCCTTGCTTCTCAGAAGTTCTGCAGTACCTGTATTTTGTTCTACCTTACCGACCCCTGCATATGCAGTGTTAGTCAGTAACAGTAATAGTAATGCTAGACGAAGAACCATTGGTTGTTGCACTCACTGTACTTGCTTCTGCTCCACTCTGTGTGACACTAATCGTTGAACTGCTACCAGTATGGTTGATTGTAGTATCATGCTGGGCAGCACCACTCTTAGTTGCTGATACTGTGTTACTGTCCCCAGTAATATCAATATCTGTAAGTTTATCGGTGACGCTTGCCGCGGTTGAGTTTTCATTTACTGTTACTGTATTCGAATCTCCAGTAATATCAACATCTACATCTACATCATCAACACCGCTTGCGGTTGTGCCAACATTCACATCAACTGTATTCGTATCACCAGTATTATTGATTGTTACATCAACGTCGTCAGAACCACCATTTGATCCACTAGTAGTACCAACATTGATTCCAATATCAGAACTACTACCTTGTGTGTTTGAAGTGATATTAGCATTTGCACCATAAACATCGTAATCAAGTACGTTACTCGCACCTACCTGATCGATGTCCATGGTTGTTGATGAGCCATCGCTCGTGCTTACATCACCACTTGCGCCAACACGGTTTCCTGTACCGTCCTGGTTAATATTAATTGTTGCGCTTGACCCAGTTTGGTCTATATAAATCTCGTTGTCTGCAAAAGCAGAACTCGTAAAAGTCAAGAATGCAATGAGCGGAATTGCCAATTTATTTTGCATTTGCTCTGTCCTTATAATCCCAGTACTTCTTTTGTTTTCCTTCTTTAACCATTTCGATCACAGCTGCTTCTATAGCCTGTCTCACTGCATAGTTGACTGGCTCGTTTGTTGAAGTGCCTGCTTCTATTTCTAAAACTTTTGTTCCCATATCAAAGAACTTAAATACATTCACACCCACATTTGTGCTTAAGATTGTCTTTTCAGTAGTGATTGCCATTAACACTTTTCCTGTGAGTACACTCACTGCTCTGATACCCACTGTAACAACATCAACTCTCCATTCAGTTTGTGGACCGATCCCCAACCATCGTACACCGACACCGCCAGTATATTTGTTCGAATCATATCCTACAATCCCACCTTCGATCATAATACCAGCAAACTGAAGAGAACCCAGCTTCTTTGCTTTATCTCCATCAAAATTTTCACGTGTGTTACGAATTAACTGTCTCTCTTTAATTAAAGCATCAAGTCCGGATCTCTCAACAACCTGAAAGAATTTACCATCACTTAAATCCATTAATGCCTTAATTAAATAGATCTCCGCTCCTTGTGTGACTGCACTACTCAAATTTGCGATGTTGTCAGCTGGTTTTCTCTGACCAGTTTTATCGCTGAAATTATAAACCGCTATTGTCACTAGTTTGCCATTTGCGATAGGAGGAAATTCTTTAAGAACTCTCTTCATCGGCGTTTCGGCAATTTCTGGATCTCTACGAATGGTCGAATCCATCATAGTTTGACACCCTGTCAACAAAACCAGAGAACATATCATTACAAATCTAATCATGAGAATCCTAGAATGCAAATGATGCGATTGGAATATCCACTATTGTAGTTGATCCGTCAGCTTGATTGACAACAAGTTTGACGTTCTCATCAGTCATCTCATACTGAATAGTATTACCAAGAAGTTCAAGTGTACCCGATGTTTGTGGATCTTCTCCAAATAACTTCTCTGAAATCTGTTTACTTAACTCAGCATAAATTCGTGATTCAAGATTGGCCAAAAACTTATTGACGTTGGTGTTCTTTGCCTCTCGTTCAGCTTCCCGCCTAACAGACTCTATCTTTGCGTCAATATCTTTCTGTCTTTGAAATGTTAAATTCTCAATAGTTAATACATGCGAGCTGAATCCCTGCCCATTAAAAGCTGGGGATTTATAACTATGCCTGAGTTCTGATGCATATGCCACACTCATGCCGAATAAGAATCCTATAATAAGACCAAATACAAACCCGAAAATACTTGCCTTGAATAAATCCCATCCGTCATAATAGTAACGGACAGTCTTCATTGCCATTTCCCATGCTCTGGCTTCGTGTTCACTTTTCATTTTTCTTCCTCTCATCTTCCAACCTTCTTTGAAACTCAATTATCATATTCAGTTTTTGATTGAGACGAATCAAGTCATTATCAAGCATACGGATACGGTCGATCAATCCGATCAGGGTTATATTGGCATCATTGATCACTGGGTCAATTTGTTTTGTTGCCCAGGTCCAAACATAGTAAACGAAATAGCCAAGACCAACTGCTGCAACAATCGGAAAGCCAAAGTCTTTAATTAATTGTGCTATGTCCATGTTTTGTAGGCGTCCTTCATAACTGTCATCAGGGGTTCTGATTTAACCAGAACACCTTTACTATCGACTATGAAGATATCGCCTTTTCGAAACAGTCCTTTATCAAGGAGCTCTGTTTCAGTATCACCTACAACTGTGATATCACCATTCGGATCTAACCGAAGGGTATAATCGCTCCACCATACTGGTTTATCTCTCATTAGTCTTTCCTCGCATCGTTTTTTCCGTCAGCACGTGCAATTCTATTCACATCTGGAGTAATATCAAATGCATTACTCATTAGTGTGTCGATCCGAATAATATCGTGATTCATCGTTTGCACCCTATTATCAAGAGCACCGATGATCCCTTTCATTCGATTCACAGAATCCATAACGCCGTCAAGAATAAAACGCATTGTCAGAAAGACAAAATAACCACCAGCCATTGCAGCTGCTATTGGAAACCCGACTTCAGATATGAGCTTAAAAACATCTTCCATATCAGTCTCCTTCGATCTATTTATAAATAAATGAGTTAGCAAAGGTATATTCAATGGCGATAGTAAAATCAGAGGCGAAATGTAATAATTGCAATCACAATTGTCATTGCGAGGATATCGTCTGTAATCATCCAATCGGTGTTGGTCTGTCAGATAAGTGGCAGCCATGTGGATGTGGTGTTTGTGAATGTGATAAAGAACAAATCAAATATCCAGATTGGGGTTAATATGTCCGAGAATGGCAACGTTCAAGTAAATACCGAAGTAGAACTACTCAAAAGAGATATGGAACTCTTGGCTGGATTGGCTGAGAAGTTCGACGACGCTATTGATCGCCTATCAGATATTAGCACATCGGTAGATAAAATGCTTGCCGTCCATGAGATGCGATTACAAAATCAAGATCAACAACGTGAAATTATACATCAGAGAATTAGTGATATGAAAAAAGGAATGACTGATGAATTTAGATTGTTAAGAGATGAAAACCGCAAACAGCACGGCGAAACAAATGAACGGCTTGCTAAACTAGAACGTTGGCGCTGGTTTGTTGTCGGTGTTGCAACCGTCCTTGGATTCCTCGTCGCACAAATGCCAATTTTATCTAAACTATTTCAATAATCTATTTACTTTACCGATAGTCTTGTTATAATAGGCCTTGAGCCGTTTTAATGAGGTATTGGTTATGTCTGGTTGGATTGATGTAAAGTATGCTAACCTTCTTTCTGTTCAGTTAGAGAACTTTAAGGTTAAGAAAACAAATCCGTATCTTGCTAATTGTAGATGTCCTCTCTGTGGTGACAGTCAGAAGGATCGGAAAAAAGCAAGAGGTTATATCTATCAAAAATTAAATGCTCTGTTTTACAAGTGCCACAACTGTAGTGCTGGTACTACTCTTGGTAATCTGTTAAAGCAGGTAAATCCCTCTCTATATGATCAATATAAACTTGAAAGATATAAGGAAGGATTTGATATTGGTAATGCAGCCAAACCACATTCAAAGGTAGAATTTAATTTTGAAACTCCAATGTTTCAGGAGAAAAGTCCTCTTGAAAGGTTGTTGACTCCACTTTCGGAATTGCCAGATCATAATCCAGCAATACGATATGCTATTTCACGACAAATTCCTCGTGATAAATTTTCGGATTTATACTATATTGATGATGTAAAGAGAATCGAAGAATTATCTCCAGAATATAGAGATAGAATTCCTGGTATTGAACCGAGGCTTGTTCTGCCGTTTCGAAATCGTTCCGGAAATTTAATTGGGATTACATGTCGAGCACTTGGTAAAAGTAATTTAAGATATTTAACTATTCAAATTGACAATTCAGAACGAATGGTTTATAATTTAAATAATATTGATAAATCGCAGACCGTTTATTGTGTAGAAGGACCAATTGATAGTTTATTTTTACCAAACTGTATTGCCGTAGCATCAGCAGATTTGGAATCCATACGTAATATTATACCAAAACATAATACAACTTTAGTCTTTGATAATCAACCTCGCAATCCAGAAGTTGTAAAAATCATGCGCGGTTCGATGAAAAATGGATGGAATGTAGTGGTGTGGCCTGACACCATAGTTGAGAAGGATATTAATGAAATGATAATGTCGAAAAAAGATCCAGTTGAGATTCTCGATGTGATAAATACGAATACCCACTCGGGTCTATCCCTACGAATGAAACTGAATGCTTGGAGTAAATGCTGATGAACGTCCGTCTTATATCATATTCCCAGGCTCCAGCCGGAGACTTTATTGGCCTCGACGACATTCAAGATTTGGTAGCATATTGCGCAAGAGTTTCAAATCCAAGCAATCAAAATAATTCCGAGACATCGGCGAAACTCATTAAGTATCTGATCAAGCACAAGCACTGGTCGCCGCTTGAAATGGTGAGTGCATGCCTGGAAATTGAAACGACTCGAGATATTGCGAGGCAGATCCTGCGTCACAGGAGTTTCAGTTTCCAAGAGTTTAGCCAACGCTATGCTGATCCTACAAAGGATCTAGAGTTCGTTACCCGCGAGGCAAGACTACAAGACGAGAAAAACCGTCAGAATAGTGTGGAGGTGGATGATCCCAAACTGCAACAGGAATGGGATACACTTCAGCAGATGGTAATCGAAGATGCTCGTGCTGCATATCAGTGGGCAATTAGTAAAGGTATTGCAAAGGAACAAGCTCGATCGGTATTGCCTGAAGGACTCACAATGTCGCGTATGTATATGAATGGTACTCTCCGTTCATGGGTTCACTACATCGAGCTTCGATCTGCTAATGGAACTCAAAAGGAACATCAGGAAATTGCAAAAGCATGCGCGGTTGAGATTGCAAAGATCTTTCCGTTGATGGAGAATTTAGGTGAGTGAGTTTTACGAATTTTTAAAAGAGTCAGGCGCCGATACATTAAATCATAGTGGCAGAACTCTATTTGATCATCTCGTAGGTGTCGAGCAACTTTTAAAAAAGCATGGAAGATCAGAGACTGAACAAAGGGCTGGGTTATTTCATTCAATCTATGGGACCGAATATTATACAAAATCTGAATCTTTGAATATTCAGAGAGACAAGATAAGAGAATTAATTGGAGAGCAATCGGAATTGCTCGCATTTCTTTTTTGTAAAACAAAGGGACGTACACAGCGCATTGTCGAGGATGATTGGTTTCGTGAGCCAGAAAGAACTCAGTTACGTTGGATTGAGTACTGCAATTTAATTGAACAAAATCCAGATAGGGCAGATCGTTGGGTAGATATATTGGAAGAAAAGTTGGAAATTAATGGCTGATTTACAAGTATTACCTATATTTCCCACTCCATTTGGTATAATCAATTTCGGTGAACAGGCAAGAGAATTAAATAAAACTCTCGTAAAAAATATTGATGATGAACGATTGAAACATCAGGTTGAGACGGAAACAAGAACCTTTTCTGGTACATCAGGAGCTTGGCAATCAAAATTGGGACTTGAAAATAATTATGATAGTTTTAGTTTGCTTAGAGATCTTGTGCACCAGGTTGCATTGCCGACTCTTTCTCAGTTTGGTTGGAATCCAGACTTTATAAATGAATATACCACGACTGAAAATTTTTGGGCAAATGTAATTTTTGACAAGGGTGGTTGGTCACAGCCACACACTCATGGCAATGGAAATACATTATTAGCTGGAGTTTACTACCCAAAAGGAAATGAGATTGTTGAAGATTTGGATAAATTTAATCATACTGATGTGATGTCGTCGAGTGTAACAGTGCGTGAAGAAGGCTGTCTTGTTCTACTTGATCCGGCAAGAGGGGTTAAAGGACAAGTAAAGGGTGATATAGATTCGTTACGTCATCATCCGTATTACGGAAGTAGTATCTATATTCGTCCCAGGGAAAGTCTGCTTGTCCTATTTCCGGCTTGGCTAGAACATTATGTAACACCGGTTTTAACTACCGAAAAAAGATATAGTATTTCGTTTGGTGTAAATAAAAACAAAGCAAGAATTAAAGAGGATATTTAAATGGAACATATGGGCATCACCATCGATCCAAACCGAGATACACTGTTTGATGAACTCGGTACATTACGTCTTAAAGAGTCATATATGATGGACGATGAGATTAGTCCACAGGAAAGATTTGCATATGTTTCAAAAACTTTCTCTAGCAATCCTGAACACGCTCAGCGTTTGTATGATTATGTTAGCAAGCATTGGCTTTCTTATTCTACTCCTATTCTATCTTACGGTCGTTCAAAGCGTGGCTTACCTATATCTTGTTATCTCAACTTTATTAACGACACAGCCGAAGGACTCGTAGAGAATCTTTCAGAAACGAATTGGCTGTCAATGCTAGGGGGTGGAGTCGGTATCGGTTTTGGTATTCGTTCTGCTGATGACAAGTCTACTGGTGTCCTTCCTCATCTTAAAATGTATGATGCTTCTAGTCTTGCTTATCGTCAAGGTCGCACTCGTCGTGGTTCTTACGCTGCTTATTTGGATATTTCTCATCCAGACATTCTCTTATTTCTTGAGATGAGAAAGCCCACAGGAGACCAGAACTTCCGTTGTCTCAACCTGCACCATGGAATAAATATCACGGATGATTTTATGCAGTTGATTGAAAACTCCATGACTGATCCAGAATGCGATGATACATGGGAGCTGAAGGATCCACACACAAAGGAAGTGCGTGAGACTATTTCTGCTCGTGATCTTTGGCAGCGTGTACTTGAAATGCGTATGCAAACAGGTGAGCCATATATTCATTTTATTGATGAATCCAACCGCAAGTTACCACAGTGGCTCAAAGACATCGGTCTTTCCGTAAATCAGTCTAATCTTTGTTCTGAAATTATTTTGCCAACTAACAAAGATAGAACTGCAGTATGTTGCCTTTCCTCTGTAAACCTGGAATATTTCGACGAATGGTCAAAGAACAAACAGTTTCTCCGAGACATTTTGGAGATGCTGGATAATGTTTTACAGAAGTTTATTGATGAAGCTCCCGATAGTATTTCTCGTGCTAAGTACTCAGCCATGCGTGAGCGATCCGTTGGAGTTGGATCGCTTGGATTTCATGCTTACCTTCAGCGAAAGGGAATGCCATTCGAATCTGCCCTTGCTAAATCCACTAACCTCCGAATGTTTAGGCATATCCGAAAAGGACTTGACGAGGCTAATAAGCAACTGGGAAAGGAAAGAGGTGAAGCGCCAGACGCAGAGGGAACTGGACTCCGTTGCAGTCACGTTATGGCAATCGCCCCGAATGCCTCGAGCTCAATTATCATGGGAAATACCTCTCCTAGCATCGAGCCTTGGAGAGCAAACGCCTATCGTCAAGATACTCTATCGGGAGCATTTCTAAATAAGAACAAGTATCTTGATAAATTGATCAAGGATAAGTGTGACGTTGATGATTCGCTTAACTATGATAAAATCTGGTCAAGCATTATTGCAAACGACGGTTCAGTTCAGCAGTTAAAATGTCTTGATGATTATGAGAAAGATATATATAAAACATCGATGGAAATTGATCAACGTTGGGTAATTGAACACGCTGCTGACCGTCAGCAGTTTATTGATCAGGCGCAGTCATTAAATGTTTTCTTTCGCCCAGATGCAAATATTGCATATCTGCATGCAGTTCATTTTCTTGCTTGGAAAAAGGGATTAAAGACTATGTACTATTGCCGTTCAGAAAAGATTGGTAAGGCAGATCGAGTATCAAAGCAGATTGAAAGACAGATTATTAAAGAAATTGATATGACTGCTATTGCTGCAGGAGAGGAATGTTTAGCATGCGAGGGGTAAGGGTTATCACAGGCGAGGATTGCTGGTACTGCGATCAAGCAAAGAAACTCTTAAATGAGCATAATATCGAATATGAAGAGGTAGATGTGTTTGAAGCATCTGCTATAATGCAGGAATACAATCTCAGAACAGTTCCTCAAATCTTTGTAGAGGGCAAACTATTAGGCGGCGGTTACACAGGTTTAAAGGAATACTTCGATGGCAAATAAGCTCAAGCTACAGGACGAAAGAGATTATTTCAAGCCATTTCATTATCCTTGGGCATATGATATGTGGCTCAAGCATGAACAGTCACACTGGCTTCATACTGAAGTGCCTATGATGGAAGATATTAAAGACTGGAAAAATCGTTTGACGACCGAAGAAAAGTATTTTCTTACTAATATCTTTCGGTTCTTTACACAGTCAGACATTGATGTTGCAGGTGGATATGTAAAGAATTATCTGCCTAACTTCCCACAACCAGAAGTTCGTATGATGCTCACTGGATTTGCAGCACGAGAAGCACTACATGTTGCTGCCTATTCTCATCTGATTGAATCTCTTGGTATGCCCGAAACTACATATAATGAGTTTCTTGAATATGATGCCATGCGTGAGAAGCATGAGTACTTTATATCAAAGGTGGACAATGGTGCTATTCTTCCTGTAAAGATGGCAGCTATTTCTGCCTTTACTGAAGGTCTTGCTCTGTTCAGTTCATTTATCATGCTCTTGAACTTCCCTCGGCACGGCAAGATGAAGGGTATGGGTCAAATTGTAACATGGTCAATAGTAGATGAGACACAACATGCTGAAGGAGTTATTAAGCTATTCCGCACATTCGTTGAAGAAAATCGTGAAGTGTGGAATGATGAAACTAAATCACAAATCTATACAATTGCAACTAAAATGGTTGAGCTTGAAGATAAGTTTGTGGATCTGGCTTTCCAAATGGGCAAGGTCGAAGGGTTACGCGATTACGAGGTTAAAGAATATATCCGATACATCGCAGACAGACGATTGATCTCAATGGGGATGAAAGGCATTTATAAGGTCAAGAATAATCCTTTGCCATGGGTTGAAGCAATGATTAATGCACCGACACATACCAACTTCTTCGAGAACCGAGCGACTGATTATGCCAAGGGTGCTTTGAGTGGTTCTTGGAATGAAGTTTGGGCAAACTAAGGAAGGGTATAAATGGCGCCAGTAAAACAACAATTATTGTGCAACGACTGTCTTGCAGACTTCGAAATTAAATTTGATGAAGAAGAACACGAGCCTGTATATTGTCCTTTCTGTGGTGCTGATTTACTTTGGGATGAAGACGAAGATGAACTAGATGACTGGGATGATCCAGATAATGATGAATACGAATGACATGGTACTATAATGGAGAACCTTTTACCAGTGAAATGATTGAAGATAATATCGGTTTTGTATATTGTATAACCGATACTTGTAATGGAATAAAATATATTGGTAAGAAGGGATTAATATCAAAACGCAAGATGCCACCACTGAAAGGCATGAAGCGAAAGAGAACCAAGATAGTGGAAACAGACTGGCAGTCCTATTATGGGTCAAGCGAGACTGTTAAGATGCTTGTTGAGAAATTTGGCCCGGAGATGTTTCATCGTGAAATCTTACGATTGTGTAAATCAAAAGGTCAAATGAGTTATTATGAAGCCAAGTTACAGTTTGAAACAGACTGTTTATTGAAACCAGAAGAATATTATAATGAATTTATCGGATGCAAAATAAATCGTCGTCACTTGTTGACAAAGAACTCAGAATAAAATATAATATAGATAAGTTTGATAAAAGATCTACAATCGGCAATCCTGGTGAATCATGGGATATGTTTATCATTCGTAAAATGAGAGAAGAGCGACTATATAATGAAGCAAGGAAAAATTTGGGGAACGACTGAATCTCTATTGGTAACTTCAATGATCGAAGTTCATCGAATCGATATTAATCCAAGATCACAATGCTCGTTACATAAACATGAGTTTAAATATAATATGTTCTATGTGATCAAGGGTAAGCTCCATATCGAGGTACATAAGAACGACTACGATCTTGTAGATACAACGACTCTCTTTCAGGGTCAATTCACATCCGTAGCTCCGAATGAGTATCATATGTTCAAGACTGACGACGTGCCAGCCCAGGCTCTTGAGGTCTACTATTTGAATGAAATTTCTGAAGACATTGTACGTAAAACGGTAGGTGGTACTCGTGGTTGATGTCGTGTGTGTTAAGTGGGGAACTGAGTACTCGGATGATTATGTTCGTATTTTGAAGGCAATGGTAGAGAGAAATACCACTGCACCATTTAACTTCAAGGCTTTTACTGATACGCCGATTGATGGCATTGACACATATCCACTACCCGAAGGTCTGAACGGATGGTGGAATAAACTCTATCTTTTTTCAAAGCACCATACATATAATAATGTACTTGATAAACGAGTTGTTTATCTCGATCTTGATACAGTAATCACTGGTAACATCGACTTCTTTCTAAATTGGGATGAAGGCGAATTTATGGGCATTGAAAATCTTGGAGTAAATAATAGATTTGAAGATGGAACTCAATACCATAATGTTTTCCAATCGGGTGTAATGGCATGGGATAGGGATTGGGCTCATTTTATTTACGATATTTTTGTGGATAGGCAGGAAGAAATTCTACATAAAATCCGTGGTGATGGTGAACTGCTACATGATATTTTCCGACAACTGGCTTTACCAATACACCTATTTCAACACACCTGGCCAGGTAAGTTAAAGTCTTATAAGTATCAAATATATGAAACTGGTTTAGATGATGAGACTGCGATTATTTGCTTCCATGGCACACCACGGCCACACGAGGCAATTGGCCCGGAATCAACATTTCCGTGGGGAGTTGAATTCGTTGCGAATCCTTGGATAGGAGATTATTGGAAACTATGAAATTTGCAATCTTAACACCAAGTCGTCAGAGACCAGGTCGACTTGATAGTTTTATTCAGTCAGTTCATGGTCTTGCAAATGATAAGGGTCGAGTCTTTACATATAACTATATTGATTCAGATGATCCTCGTATTAAGGCTTATGAAGAGTATCAGCGTAAACAACCTGTAAATAATATCAATTGCATTGGTGAGCCACAATCAGTCTCCAAATCCTGGAATGTCATTGCACAGAAGGCTATTGATGATGGTGCCGATGTTTTAATTATGGGTAATGATGACATGCTCTATCGTACTCAGGATTGGGATCTTTTACTTGATAAGGAGATAGAGAAATTTCCAGATCATATCTATTGCATGTGGTTCGAAGATTTAATCAATGGCTCGAATCACTGCGCCTTTCCAATCGTATCGCGTGTGTGGTACGAGACACTGGGCTACTTTGCGCCAGGGATTTTCAATTTTGGTTACAACGACACGTGGACCTTCGACATCGCAAAAAGAATTGGTCGGACTCACTTTATTCCAAACGTCGTAAATGAGCATCTACATTTTACCACTGGTAAATCTGGCGCCGATGAAACCACTCAACGTAACAGAACTACAGAACGTGGTAACCTTTATGAACTCGATAAAGTAATCTTCGAACAATCAGCTGAAGAAAGAGCAAAAGCGGCTCTTACCCTCTTGCAGATGATGGATGGACCAAACGAAAGATATTAATTATGAAAAGGTGGGCAATCTATCGTATTCATTATGGCATTGACTTTTTAAAGCAATCAATTGATTCCATTAAAAACTCAGTCGATAAGATCTTTGTCATCTATTCAATCAATCCTTGGGTAGTGAAGGATACCGTAAACTATCTTGGGTCTGAAGTCCCAATGCCTTGTTTACACGAGGACGTATTTCAGTTCATGTATGATAACTATAAGGCAAAGCAAAAGATTGACTATTTCAGACATGAGGTTACCACTCCTGCTAATCAATTCAGAATGTACTACGATATCTGTGTAAATAAGATGGGGTATCAACCTGAGTCTGTGCTGTTTATGGAACCGGATATGGTATTCTATAAACCTTTGGTCAATTCACTCTTTGATGAACTTGACAAGAGAAAAGATATACCTTGTCTTGGTACCACTCAAATTGAGTTGTGGAAGGACTGCAACTGGCGAGTACCACAACGCGATCGCATCGGTCCTATGATTTGGAATCCAAAGCGTATACCAAACTTTACAACTCACTTTGGTACATGGCATCCACAACATCAGATCGTTAGCAGCTATATTCAGAACTATAACTTTGGGTTCTGTCTTAATGCAAAGACAATGCTATACAAACATCTGACTGCTATTAACTTTTCGGCTGCAATAGGTGATTCCATTCCATCACAGGAATGGTACAGAGATAAGTGGTTGAACTGGACGCCTGACACAGCTGATATAGAAATTTCAGAAAGGTGGAAACACCTTATACCGAAGGCGGATATATATAATATGCCAATTGAAATGAAGAACCAAATGGAGTTACATCATGGGTGAAGTGATTCGAGAAATTAACATACCTGGTGATGCAGGCGTTGTGAGTTTGGTAGAGACTGATGGTCATTACACAATTCACCGATATGCAGCCAGAGGAAAAATCAATAATAGAATTTCAAATTATGAATTGCTCGATAATAATAACGTATCGAAGTTAATTCCACTTGATCTCGAATATGGAAATAAGATTCTTGATCGCATCGAAGATGGTGAAAATTATTCAAACGTTTTTATCTTCTATAAAAATAAAACAACGGCAGAATTTGTAATACCAGAAAAGAGCGAGGAGGAACATAAGTATACCTCGACCGGTATTAAGTTTTGGCGTCATGCCGAACAGATGATTAACTATAGATCAGGTGGACCTAATACTGTTATCTCAACTCATATCTCACCCGAGGGCACCTGTAACCTTAAGTGCCCGTATTGCTCCGTTACATATCGCGATACACATAGCCGCCTTGATATGGAAACCATTCGGGATTATGTGCTCAAACTTAAATCACGCGGACTAAAGGCAGTTATTCTTACAGGTGGTGGTGAACCAACCGCATACAAGTACTTCAATGAACTTGTACGGTGGTTGAAGGAGCAGGATCTCTCTGTTGCTCTCATTACAAATGGAACGCTAACACGTCGAGTCGATGACGATGTTTGGAAGTTGTTCTCGTGGATCCGAGTGTCAATCAATATCTTTACTGGGTGGGAATACACTATCGGCCTACCACAGGATAAGATCGACCACGACAAGACGATTGTTGGATGTTCTATGGTATATACGGTGGAACACGAGGAGTCTGACGAGATTATGACCGATCGTATTGCTCTACTCAACAAAGCATCTATGGTTGCTGATCGTTGTGGAGCAAAGTACATCCGTCTATTGCCAAACTGTTTGCTGTCGCAATATGATCTTATTCGTCAGCATCATTCGTTAGATAATACGCTAAAGGAACTGAACGATCCACGTTTCTTTCATCAGTATAAGATCCACGGCGCACCACAATCAAGCAAATGCCATCAGGCTCACTTTCGCCCATATCTATCCGAGGAAATTCATAAGGAAACTGGT